GTTTCCCAGTCACGATCAATGGGGGGTGAGGGCTGGAGAGGCTGTTGACGCGCCTGGACGGGCGTGGGCGGGCGTCCTGATAACCGATCTGGAGCGGGATGCCCTCCGCGCTTTCCACTATGCCTATTGGTTCACGCTACCGGGCGGATACCCACCGGGGACGCTCAAGCAATTTCAGCCGGAAGTCCGCAACATGCGCGTCGGGGAATGGTTGACAGAGGATGAAAGTGATGCGCGCGATAAAGCCCGCGAACGGATGATAATCGACACGGCCAAGCGGATCGACGCCATGGGGATTCATGTGCGCCGCGCCTTCGACATGGTGGCGACCGAATGGAATTTCGACGAAGGCCCGCCATGGCTGGATCGGCTGTTATCCGGCAAGTTTCACACCGGGGATAGGGAAATGATGGAATTTTGCCGCCGTGCTACACAGGTTTTGTTCTAGGCGCTTGACATATTCTTGCGGGTTGGCCTATGTCGAAATGCAGATGAGGAATTGCGCCTAGAGCGTACACAGCCCGCCCGCTAAACCAGCGCGGCGGGTTTTCTATTTCCCGCACCGCCAACCGGACACACTGAAACTGCGAAAAGCGATCCGTGTTCGCGGATGCGGGGAGGCGCTATGGCCTATGGCGACGGTCTGGCGCTACTCGACAGCACAGGCTCGGCGGATAACAGCGGCGGCAGCGCAACACTAAGCGGGACGATACCCGACGGTTACACCTGCGTTGTCATTGCATGGCTGAACCAAGGCATAGCGACCGGCGCAGCGGTAAGCGATACCGAGAGCCTGACATGGACAAACGACCAAACGGCGTTCGGCACACTGACGCACGGCAAGGAAATTGCGTTCTTTCGCGCACACAATGACACGGGTGGTTCGATAACCCCGACGATCACGGTTTCAAGAAACCCGGACGATAACGACAATGGCCGGTCAATCGCAGCAGCAGCTTTCATCTGGGAAGGTGAAGCGGCAGCGGCCACGAATTTCGACGAAGACGACGTAAACAACGCTAGCACAACCGTAACGCTACCAACCGCCCCGGCAACTGACAGCGTGGTGATAGCTTCGCACCTGCAAGCGGGTGGAACGACGATCAGCAACCCAAGTGGGTTCACGAATTACCTGAACTTCCTTTCATACCTTGAGGGCAATCCCTTGCTGCGCCGGGTGGTGCTGGACGCGGACACGGGGTCACCACCGACAGCGGCAACATACACACCGTCCGGGGCCATGACGGGTGCAACAGCGGCAATAATCGAGTTCGCCGAGGCAGCGGAAGGCGGGGGCGGTTCTGACTTACTCAACCGTCAGCAGAAACTAAGGGCGGGTCTGGATTTGGGGATTTAATTATGGCGAATGCGAAAAACTCCAATCTTCCCGCCGAGGAAGCGGGTGCGATAACGCCGTCTGACAGCACGGTTTTCAATCCACCCTATCGTTCGCTTTGGGTAGGAGGGGCTGGAAATATTAGTGTGGTTATGAGCGATGATCGCGAAGCTGAAACAACTGTCACGTTTTCAGGCATAGCCGCAGGGACATGGATGCCGATACGGGTTGTGAAGGTCATGGCTACCGGCACGACCGCGACATTGATTGCAGGCGTCCGCTAGTGCCTATCGCCTCCAGCTTTCCCGACACGGGGACGGCAGCCGACGCACAAACGCCTTGGCCGTCACCTGAGCTGAAAACCAGTGACGTGAACATGGAGAAAATTGTTTCAACGACACTGCATTGCGCAGCGCTCCATCTGGCCAAGAAGAACGGCGAACCAATCGACAAGGAAGTTGTGGTTCAGAGAGTTGACCGATACGGCAATGTTGCGGTCGAGTTCAGAATCCCTCTCGACGAAGTGCATGGGCGCGGCAGGACTTTGAGGCTCGCCAATTTCACAGGCGAATGGGCACCTGACTATTCCACGCGGCTCCGCGCCTTCTTTGAAGGTTGTGGCAACAAAGAACGGCAGATGATTTTCATTCCGTGAGCGACAAGATTTACGCAATCCCCCTTGGCGGTGACGAGGCCGGGGAAGACCTCGAAGGCGTGGCCAAAGACATTGGCGGCGGAAATTATGCTCCTGTTGTCGCGATGGACGAAGAGAGCCGGAACGCGTTGCTGAATATCTCGGCAAAGCTCGACCTGTTCGCCACTCTCATATCGAACGGACGCTGGAAAATTCTTTCAATCTGACCAACCGAAAGGAGTCAGGCAATGTCGAAGAAAAAGCCAGAGAAGGACAAAAAGACGGGCCGTTTCGTAACGGGCAATATCGGAGGAGGGAGGAGTAAAGGGTCGCGCAACAAGCTCGGCGAAGCGTTCCTTTCGGACATGCTTGCAGATTGGGAGGAAAACGGGGTCGCGGCGATTGAAGTCGTCCGCGCGGAGAAGCCCGACGCTTATCTCAAGGTGATCGCGCAGGTTATCCCGAAAGAACTCAACGTTAAGGTTGGAGAGTTGGATGAGCTTACAGACGAGCAGCTCGCAAGACGCTTCGCCGCCATCGCTTCGCAACTTGCAGATTACGGCATTACAGCTCTCGGCGGAGATGCTGCGCCGCAAGAAGCGCAACAAGTTGGCGGAGTACCAACCATACAATAAGCAGGCTGATTTTCACGCGGCGGGGAGCGAACATCGCGAGCGCCTTTTTATGGCGGGCAACCAGCTTGGTAAAACGTTGGCTGGTTCGATGGAAGTGGCGATGCACCTAACAGGAGAATATCCTGATTGGTGGCAGGGCAGGGTATTCGACAAACCGGGTCGCTGGTGGGCGGCGGGTGAGACTAGAGAATCAACGCGAGACAGTGTTCAGAAGCTACTTGTAGGCCCTCCAGAGCAGGAGGAAGACTGGGGGACTGGCTCTATACCCGGCGACAGTCTTTTAGACACGACGCGCGCTGTGGGGGTTCCTAACGGGCTGGACAGCGTTTCAGTCAAGCATGTGACTGGCGGCAACTCTACATTGCTGTTCAAGGCTTACGAAAAAGGCCGCACGAAATGGCAGGCGGACACGCTGGACGGGGTGTGGTTTGATGAAGAGCCGCCGCAAGAGATTTACACAGAAGGTCTAACGCGGACTAACGCGACAGGTGGCTTGGTGTTTCTGACATTCACGCCGCTTAAAGGGATGAGCGAGGTTGTCCGCATGTTTCTAACCGATGAAGAAATGAAGTCGATGGCATGAGCCGACATGTCACGCGCATGACTATTGAGGACGCGGAACATTATTCAGCAGAGGAAGCCGCGGCTATTATCGCGAGCTACCCTGCGCATGAAAGAGAGGCCCGCGCTAAAGGAATCCCAACTTTGGGGTCTGGCCGGGTTTTTCCGGTATCAGAGGAATCAATTTCAACGCCGGTCATTCCGATACAAGACGAATGGGTGCAAATTGGCGGTCTGGATTTTGGCTGGGATCACCCAACCGCTGCGGTGAAACTGGTTTGGGACAAAGACGCGGACGTTATTTACGTCACACATTGTTACAAACAACGCGAAGCAACACCGATTGTGCATTCGGCGGCGCTCCGCCCTTGGGGGGAGTGGGTGCCTTGGGCTTGGCCGCATGACGGCTTGCAGCATGACAAAGGCTCAGGTGAAGAGCTCGCCAATCAATACCGCGATCAAAGACTTAACATGCTTGCCGAGCGCGCAACGTTTGAGGATGGCAAGTCGGGAGTTGAAGCTGGTATTGCCGAAATGCTGGACCGGATGCTCACTGGTCGCTGGAAGGTTTTTGAGCACCTTGAGCCATGGTTCAATGAGTTCCGGCTTTACCATCGTAAGGACGGCCTGATTGTCAAGGAAATGGACGATCTCATGGCGGCATCGCGTTACGCGATGATGATGAAGCGCGAGGCCATACGTAAGCCAGAGAAAAGGCCACGTAATCGCGTCAAGGCAAAAGGAGGCTGGATGGGATGACCGACGAAGCCGCCGACGCTCGCAAGCTGTTTGAGGAAATAGAGGAATACGAGCAAGACTTCTGGCGCGAGGAAGGGCTTGCCGACCTGCGTTTTGTGAAACTGCGCGAGCAATGGCCGGATGAGGCGATTGCTGCTCGTGGCGACGGCAGGCCGATGCTTACAATCGACAAACTCGGCCCAGCGATGCGGCAAGTTGTGAACGACGCGAGACAGAACAAACCCGCTATTCTGGCGAGGCCAGCGGGGCCGGGTGCGGACAAGGCGACATCCGATATTCTTTCCGGCCTGATCCGCAACATTGAATATGTGTCGGACGCCGACATTGCTTACGACACGGCGGTTGAGAGCGCGGTAGGGGGTGCTGTTGGCTATATCAGAGTCAACATAACCGACGATGGCCCTGACCCGTTCGAGCGGGATCTGGCCATTGAGCGGGTTGCCGATGCTTCGACGGTCTATGGCGACCCGGATAGCGAACGCGCGGATTCATCGGACTGGAACGTATGTTTTGTCCGCAAAATGATTCCGAAAAGCAGGTTCGAGAGAGAATATCCGAACGCCGAACATAGCGATTGGGAAAGCGAAAGCTATAGATCGCTTTCTGATACATGGGTCACGAAAAACAACGTCGCGGTTGTCGAGCACTGGGAAAGGGAGAAGGCCCAGAAGCTCGCCTATATGCTGTCGAACGGCACGACCGTCTACGAAGACGAGATTGAAGATCAGGCGGCAATGTTCGCCGAGCAAGGTATTGAGATTGTCGGCTCGCCCAAGCCCGTCACTTTTTACAAGGTAACGCAGAAAATTCGCACGGGCCTTGAGGTTCTGGAAGAGAACGAATGGCCGGGGCAGTATATCCCGATCATCCCGGTTTATGGCGAAGAATTTACGGTGGACGGGAAGCGGTATGCCCGCTCCATGTTCAACGGCTCAAAGGACGCACAGCGCAATTTCAACTACTGGCGGTCCACCACTACCGAATTGATCGCCTTGGCTCCCAAGGTGCCTTATATCGGCCAGCAGGGTGCGTTCGATGTTGATGATGGATGGTCCACTGCGAACACCGAAAACCATCCGTATTTGGAATATGCAAAAGGCTATGAAAGGCCAACGCGCGAGCAGTACGCGCCTATTCCGGCGGGGGCTATGCAGGAGGCTTTGAACGCTTCCGACGATATCAAGACGATCACGGGCATTCATGACGCTTCGCTGGGGGCCAGGAGCAACGAGACAAGCGGTAGGGCGATCCGCGCGCGCCAAATGGAAGGCGACACGTCCACGTTCAACTTCATTGACAACCTGACACGGGGCATTCGGCACACCGGGCGCATTTTGCTTGATCTCATACCCAAGGTTTACAACGCTGACCGGATTATCCGCATTCTCGGCCCGGATATGGAGCCGCAGGAAGTGCGTATCAGTCCCGACGCGCAAGCATTGCAGGCTGAGAATGAATTACAGGCAAGGCAGCAATTCGCAGTGGATAATGGCCGGGCACCGGAGCCGAGCGAATTGGAGCAATTGCAGGCGGACATTCCCCGCATTTACGACATCTGGACCGGCAAGTACGATCTGACGGTAAAGGCAGGGCCGTCCTATACGACCTTGAGAGAGGAAACCCGTTCGGAGCTTGTCGAACTTATGCGCGCGGCGGGTTCGCCGGAAGAAAGACAAGCGATTGGCAAGCTGTACCTCAAGAACAGCGACTGGCCGGGGGCGGAGGAATTGCTTGAGGAATTTGAAGACGACGGCATTCCACCGCAACTCCAACAGCAAATCGACGAAGGCATGGCCCGAATGCAGGAGCTTGAAGAGGAAAACAGCAAGCTCAAAAACGAATATGTGGTCAAAATGAAAGAGCTTGAATTGCAGGAGGTTGAGCTGGGTTTCCGGGCTGATGAATTGGTTATCAAAAAGCTCGAAGCGCAGGCCAAATTGCTCGACGCACAGAACCAGCAAGCGCAGTTTGTTGGGCCGGAGCCACAAAGTTACGCGATGTAGTTTCTAGCGACCAAGCCAATCCCGGCAGTCGCGCAATCCCAGAGGAAAACATGAACACAGAAGACCTTGCGACCAATCCGGTCGCCGAGGACGGACAAGTTGCGCCTGCAACACCCGAAGCCGAGGCGGAGGAAGTCGAAGAAACCGAAGACGAGCAACCCGAAGACCGGGATCGTGACTGGGAAAC